CCGTTAGTTGTCTCTGGGTACATACCTGCCGCTGGAACATAGATAGTTTCAAGACCTGCAACTTTAATATTGTTTGCTACTTTATCTGCTGTAACAGCATCATTAGCTATATCACCTGTAGCAATAGTCCCGTCTGCAATCTTTGCGCTAGTAATTTGACTATCAGCAATGTGGATAGTGTCAATAGAGCCGTCAACATACTGATCGCTATCTACGCTGTTAGCAGCCATTTTACCAACAGTAATTTGACCGTCTGCAATGTGGATAGTGTCAATAGAGCCGTTAACATACTGATCGCTATCTACGCTGTTCGCCGCCATTTTACCAACAGTAATTTGACCGTTAGCGATGTGATCAGTGTCAATAGAACCGTCAACATACTGTGCGCTATCTACGCTGTTCGCCGCCATTTTACCAACAGTAATTTGACCGTTAGCGATGTGCTCAGTGTCAATAGAACCATCAACATACTGTGCGCTATCTACGCTGTTCGCTGCCATTTTACCAACAGTAATTTGAACGTTAGCGATGTGCTCAGTGTCAATAGAACCATCAACATACTGTGCGCTATCTACGCTGTTCGCTGCCATCTTAGCTGCGGTTACTGATGCGTCTTTTATAAGACTGCTTGATACCTGTGTAGTCGCCATTTCTTAGCTCCCTAAAGTTGGCCGCGTGGCTGGAAAGTCTGAGGTAGACGGCCAGTCACGCAATGCAGTCCTATAGGTCAGGATATTGTCACGATTCGGCCAGTCTGGCGTTTGTGAAGCTGTGTCTGTTGACGTTAGTTCTTCATCCCGCCATCCGCGAGCAGTTTCTTCTGCTGTTGGTGCGATAGGTGCAGCCGCTACCCACTCTTCATAATAATCAGAAATTGATTGCACAAAAGCCTCATCAGCTAAGATGCAAGGATTAGTGATGTTTCCATCAGCGTCTTTAATTATCCATTTATTGCTCATAGTATTCTCCTTAGCTTACAGCCGTGTACATAACAATTATTAAGCCGTGACCACCAGCACCTGAAGTAGAGATCCCTAGTTGAGTGGTATTCCCACCAATACCGCAAGCACCGCCACCACCGCCTATGCCCCCGTCACCGCCTTGTATAGCATTGGAGTATAGATTGAATGTCGCCCCCCCACCTGCTAAAAATCCCCCGTTACGCCTAGAGTCGCCTATAACTGAAGCAGACGCAAAACTTCTACCGCCTCTTCCACCGCCGCTCAACTCTCCGCTAGTATTCTCAAACTGAGGACTTATAACATCAGAGTGTCCACCATAAGTGCTATTACTTACGTCATTGGCTCCGACATTGAAGTTAGTGCCAGCGTTTCCAGTACCTAAAATACCAACAGCGCCTCCAGTACCCATTGGAAGACTGCCAGCGCCACCAGCGCCTCCTGCATTATTTACATCACCTCCTGAAGCTGTACCGCCTGCTGCTGCTGTCGCACTGTTGTTTATACCCCCACCACCACCGTTACCCGCAAGGCTTGATGAGCCGTCCGTTGCAGTAGTATTTCCGCCAGCATTACCGGTTCCTTGACCATTTTGCGGAGCGCCACTTGCTCCTACAACCATTGTCCAGTTAGTGCCTGTGGAAAGAGTAACTACTTTACGAGAGTATCCTCCAGCAGCGCCTCCACCCGCCTTTTCACTTGCTTGTGAAGTAGCTCCACCACCACCAGCGCCTATGCAATGGATAACCGCAGTACCGTTAAACGGGGGTGTCCATGTTGTTGATTTGGTAACGGGGATTGTAAATAAAGTACCACCACCTCCTAAAATAACAGCCATTTTATAACTCCTTCCATCCGATTGTTGAATCAACGTACACAAGCGTTGCAGCAGCGTCTGCCGCCAATGTTCCGTCCTGTGTTTGAGAATTAATTTTTTGTGAATTGCGACCTATAGTAATTAATGCTGCACCTGCGTTCTTGACAGTGACAACAGCACCCGCTGAAGGACTAGCTGGGAGCGTAAGAGTAAAAGCAGACGAAGCATGATTGCCTACAATTTGATCACCAGACACCATTGTGTAACCGCTTGTCTTGACCAGCCAGCCGTTGTATAAACCGCCTACGGCTGCAAACGACAATACGCCAGAGCCGTTAGTGACCAGAGCCTGACCGCTACTACCTGCTGAACTCGGCAGAGTTAGCGTAATATCTGCGGTAGACGCAGGGCCAATAAGTTTTACCTTGTTTGTACCGTTGTCGCTGTCCTCAAAAAACTCAATAAATCCCGCGCTGGTGGCGGCGTTCTTTAGCTGTAAGCCAGCATTTGCAATAGGCGTTGTCAGCACTGGAGTCGTAAGCGTTTTATTTGTAAGTGTATCGGTTGTAGCTTTACCCACTAAAGTATCTGCCGCAGCAGGTAGGATTAACGTAACATCCGCTGTAGCCGCTGGGCCAATAAGAGTGACCTTGTTTGTACCGTTATCACTGTCCTCAAAGAACTCAATAAATCCTGCGCTAGCGGCGGCATTCTTTAACTGCAAGCCCGCATTGACAACAGGCGTTGTTAAAATAGGAGTTGTTAAGGTCTTGTTAGTTAACGTCTGTGTAGCCGCAATGCCCGCCAAAGTGTCTGAGGTAGCTGGTAAAACAAGAGTTACGTTACCTGCGAACTGAGAGTGTGCAGGCGCTTGAATTTGAGCATAGTGCGCGTTGTTTGACTCGCAATAGAACTTAACTGTTGACCTAGTTCCACCATTTTTAAGGGATATATCGCCTTGTGTTAGGATTACACCGTTACTAGAGCCACCTACACTTAATGAAGTTACAACATCAAGAGCGTGAGCTAGTTTAGGAGATGTTACAGCGTCGTTAGCTAATTTAGCGGCTGTAACTGTACCATCGCCCGGAGTTGTAGAAGCAAGGACAGTAGATATGATTAGTACTTCTACTTTTACACCCGCTGCTGGAGCAGTGCTAAAAGTAAGCGTTGTGTTATTAAAGCTAAATGTGTCTTTGTGCTGGTAAACACCATCAAAGTACACTTGTATTGAGTTTTCAGAAGCAGGTGTTACAGACATAGAAAGCGTTGTGTCGCTTCCATCACCTGTCATAGTGCTTAGACTAAAGACAGCTTCGCCGCCTCCGATGTCTCCCCACGCATTTGTGTATCCTTCAAACTTACCTGTAGTAGAGTTATACCGGAACTGACCTGCTGCTGCGGTAGGACGTTGGCCTGTTGAACCAACGGGTAGTTTAACTGCACCAGTACCACTAAAAGAAGCAGAGGCTGCATTAAGCTCCCCTGCTACTGCCAAATTAGTCATAACGTCGTATAAAATAGCGCCGCTACCCCCACCATTGGAGGAGATAACTTTTGTTTGTCCCGCAAGAACCGCTACATTAGCTCCAGAACCTGCGGTAAATGTAAGAGTATAACTAGTGCCGTTTTCTATAATCCAAACTTTAGATACAGTATTAGGTGCAAGCGTTACCGTACATGCTTGGCCGCCCCCAGTAAGTTTAAGGTAAAGAGACCGAAGTTCGCCGTTTGTAGCCGTTCCATCAGGCATGGTTAGCGTAGCAGTGGATGCGTTAGCAATAGCCTTGGTCGCAAAACCCATAGCATCGCCAATTAACTCTAGGTTAACATTTGTTTCCGTACCCCACGTACCAGAAGATTCGCCGGTGCCAATCTCTTTAAGTCTTAAATCGTTAACATAAGTTGCCATTATTTACTTCCTCACGCGGCTATTACTTGCCAATTAGTGTTGGGCTGAGACGTGTCTATCAGTTCCCATACGTTTGTTGTTCCTATCTCGCCTGTAGCTGAAACACCCGTTAAAATAACGTTTGCTGATGTACCAGCTAGTACATTACCTATCGCACCTGAAGCAGAAACTCCTGTTACGGATACAGCGCATACGGGTAGTACAGTTACATTACCTACCGCACTGGTGCCTGCTACTCCTGTGACGGGTATGGGAGTAACTGAACTCCATGTACCTGCGCCCCATGTACCTCGTCCCCAACCTGTGACCGGATCGGGCATTACGCTATTCTTATAATAGAGGTGCTAGCACCTACTGCGGGAAAGGTAATGGTAAAGCTACCGTTAGTAGCGGTCTTATCCGCTCCAAAGTCTAATACACAGACCGAAGTATCTCCTGTAGTATCTTCGTTGTATATTAATGCTCCCCTAGCGGTAAGCGTAACACCCGGAAATGTACATGCGCCAAAAGAAGTCATGCCCGTAGTCCCAGAAGCACTAGGGTTTACTCTGTCTAATGCCTTACCTTTTGCGGGGTAGCTAGTACCATTGCTACTTACTTCGTTACTAGTAGTGTACCCAGCGGTTGCTGCGCTAATATCAGAAGAACTGGTATATAAAGCTAGCTTAAAAACATCTCCGCCAGATGCTAAAAAGTTGTGTTTACCTTCTAACAGTTCTTTCTTAAACGATGTACACATTGCCTGACTTATCGCCATTATAGTCTCCTAATAATATCAGCAATATCTTGCTGTTGGTTTTGGTCAAGTAATGCCACAAGCGTAGTTCTATCGCTTTCAATAGCCTTGTCCATATAATATTTTACTGCATTAAATACTTGTAGTTTAAACGCTTCAGCCTGTTCTTTTATTGCGGGGTGACATTCTCCACCCACAGATACTATTTGTTGGGTAGCTATATCCGCCCAGAACTCAGGATCATGCCCTTTATTGTTAGTAGTAGTGACTCCTACAGAGCCTATACTTGATACAGCTAAATCAAACATTTTAATATACTCAGCTAGGTGTAGTTCTGAATTGCCCAGAACGATATGTATCTTCGCGTAACTTACCGTCACCAAGATTCTTTAACAACGCTAAAGACTGTAGGGACGTTTTTTCGTATAAAGCTACCATGTCCGGCTCACCTTTCATAAATCGTATTGCCTCTACCAACGCTCCGTTAAGCAGTGCAGAGTCAAACTCGGTGCCTAACCACGTAGTACCAGCAGTGACTATTGATTCAGGATAGTACCCATAATGTAACTCTACATCGTAGGTATTAGTAGGCGTTGGCCCCAACAAAAAACTATTCTGGCTAAAATAAGCATAGTGTTTTGGTACCCCTGTGGTGGTAACAATAGGGTACGCCTCACGTATAAAATTAACATCTTTATTTATTAGGTACGTAAATGACCCATTAGAGTCAATTACTGCCAAACTGTAAGTATACAGAAAATCAGTAACGGGTACTGTTAGGTATTGATTACTTGCTTGAGTACGCCCTGTTACGTTTTTACGTAGCGCGGGTATCTGAACTGCGTTATATATCTTCTGCTCTGCCTGCTGCGTAAACATAGCAAGCTGCGCGTCTGTAAATGAATTTTCACAGATGTCCTCGATATTGGTTTTCAGTTCAGTATAATTCATAAATTACGCCATAGGGCCGCGTGCGTACAAGCCTTTAGTAGCAGCGCCAGTACCACGTACTTTTACTTTACCACCCTTTGCGTAGCTCATCTTAGCCATACCACCTTTATTCATCTTTTTAAAATCGGCACCAGAAATCTTACCGTCTTTATTCTTGTCCATTTTGGACTGCTTGCCTTTAAGCATGTCAATGATCCTATAAAATAGTTATTGTTACTTGCCCTATACTACCATTTATTAATAATATGTTGGGAGTTAATCCAAAAATATCTAACCCTCCCCCTACAGGACTCCAACCCCACTGTATGCCTCGACTACTAGTATCACCTGACTCGCCTAGACTTTGGTCTGTACGGGGGTCACGTAACGCTTGAGGATCATTTACAGGGAATTCTCCTAGCCGCAATTGCGGATGATCTCCATTCCAACATTCGGGGCACGCCTTTATGTTGGTATTATTTCCTTTCCTGATCAGGTCTTTTAATTCTCGCAGTTTATACTGAAACCCACACACATCACAAAAGGCTATAGCTTTGTTGCCTGAAGCAAACGGACTGCCCATGTTTACACGTACCCTATACGCGGTACAAACCTAGCGGAAGTCTTTTCTCTATCTTCCCCTGCGGCCATCTCAAACTGTTCGTCGTAGACCGACTTTAGCATAGGTACTCGTTGTGCCATGTCAGGTAGTTTTAACGCTATGTAATAAGCCAATCCCGCTACGAGACAAGGGAAAAACCTAAAGTTCATATCTGCCGTCTCTATACCACTGCCAGCATCTTGTATTCTACGCATACGCCAGTAGTACAATATATAGTTGTTGTTGTCTGGTATAGGCCACACGTTTACTTTAGGGGCATCACGAAGACGCTCAATATATAGCTGTATTGGTCTACCTTGTGATAACTTGTTAGGAATAGCCGCGTAAGTACTTACGCTAATACGGCTTATGGTAAGGTCAGACTGAGTAGCCGCGTTGCCATTTCCTGTACGTATTTGATGCTCTAACAAGTCTATAGTATCTGCGGGTAAGTCATAAGGAGTAGTCTGCCCTGCTACTAGCGCCAGTGTGCCCTCCTCTATAGTCCACATGTTAATTCCACGGTTCTGCCATTCTATAGTGAGTAGGTTCATAGAACGTCGCGCAGTACGCAGGTCATATCCAGAACGCATCTCACGGCCCGCACGTTCAAATGCTTCTTCAGCAATCTCCGTGAAGTCCATATTAAATGAAGCAGTACCTGATGTAGCCATATTACTTACCTAATTTTTTCTTAACGGGCTTTACCTTAGCTTTAACTTTAGCCTTGGCAGAAAGCTCATTCATATGAAATAACTTTACACTGGTTTTAGTGTGAGACTTGTTAGTATGCAGAGTGCCATCAGCCATCTTGTGACTAGAACCCTTGTGCTCAGTACCGTCTCTTTTATAGTGTTTTACACCTTTCATACTTTGTGTCCTTATCTCTTGGTAGCTGTTACGCGTTTAGGCTTACCTGCTGGTTGCCCTAGTCTTTTCTTCTCTGCTACTTTCTTTGCTTTCTCGGCGCTAGACATCTCGCCAGAGGTCTTAGGAGTCTTTTCAGATACTCTCTTAGAAGGACGGCAATAAGGTGTTCCTCGTTTGTCGCCTTTCTTTCTGCCACAAGACTTGCCAGTGCTGACATCTTTCCAGTCTTCTTTAAACCAACGCTTTAAAGATGCACCTTTTTCTGTCTTGCGTATCTTACCGCCAGACTTATAGTATGCACGCACTACTTACCAGCCTTCTTCTTCCGGCACTTAGCAATAGCTCCCGACGCATACGCTGACGGGAACACCTTATATTGCTTCTTGACCTTAGTATAGCAAGCGTCTTTTACTGTACCGCCTTCCTTATACC